TGCTGGGCTATCCGGTGGTCGAGGCCGAGGACATGCCGGACATCGCCGCCAACGCCTTCCCGATCGCCTTTGGCAACTTCAAGAACGGCTACCTGATCGCCGAACGCCGCACGACCACGATCCTGCGCGATCCCTTCACCAACAAGCCCTACGTCAACTTCTACGCCACCAAGCGCGTGGGCGGGCAGGTGCTGGATAGCGACGCGATCAAGCTGCTGCGCATCAGTCTGTAACCTGATCGGCTGGCCGGGGCCTTCCCCTGTCCCGGCCAGCCCGCACCCGCGCCGCGCCCCCTCTCCCCGGCGCGGGTGCACCCTTTTCCCCTCCCAGACGGAGACCGCCCATGAAGCGGGCCATTATCACGCCCTATGCGCTGGCCCCGGCGGCGCTGACTGAACTCAAGGACTGGCTGGGCATTGCCAGCACAAGCGACGACACCCAGCTGACCGCGCTGCTCCGCGCCGCGATCGAGCACTGCGAAGACTTCACCGGCCTGATGCCGTTGGAGCAGACCTGCGAAGAGATCCTGCCGGTTCAGTCGGGCTGGCAGATACTGAACGCCGCGCCGGTCCAGGCGATCACGCAGATCCAGGGCATTCCGGCCGAAGGCGCGCGCTTTACCCTGGCGGTCGATGCCTATGCGATCGATCTGACCGCCGATGGAGCGGGCCGGGTGCGGGTGATCAGTCCTGGCAGCGCTGGCCGCGTAGCCGTGCGCTATACCGCCGGTCTCGCCACCAGCTGGAGCGCCCTGCCCGAGGCCTTGCGCCACGGGATCCTGCGCCTCGCCGCCAGCCAGTACCGGGCGCGCGAAAGCGATGGCCTGGCCGCCGCCCTGCCGCCCGCCGCCGTTGCCGCGCTGTGGCGGCCGTGGCGGCGCATGAAGCTCGCCTGATGCTCGACCGAGTCTTCGCCTCGCTTGAGGCTGCCGCCCGGCGCCTGGCCGAAGCTCGCGCTGCCGATCTGACACTGGCGCAGCGTGATCCGGCCAAACGCTGGCGCTCCGCGCGGCTGGTCTGGCCGCTGTTCACGAAAGGACCACGCTGATGGAAGTGCCACTGCGCGCCGCGCTGATCGCCTGGCTGGCCGCCGATCCGGCGCTGGCCGGCACCCTCAATGCCGTGGTCGAGGAAGTACCCAGTCGCACGGCACCGCCCTGGCTGGCGATTGCCGCCAGTGCCAGCGCCGACTGGAGCACCAAGGATCAGGCCGGCCGCGAGGTCCGTGTCGCGCTGGAGCTGCATTGCCGCGGAGACCGGCCGGATACGGCGGCGACGCTGGTGTCAGCGATTGAAAGCCGGATTGCCGCACTGCCTGCCGCGCAGATGGGTTTCCGCGTGGTCACGGCCCAATTCCTGCGCGCCCGCGCCGAACAGCGCGCAGCAAACACCCGGGCGATCCTGCTCGAATACCGCTTCCGCGTCTTGTCCGACTGACGTCGGACCGCACCCCAACAAGGAGAACCCCTATGCCCGCCCAGAAAGGCAGCGCCTTCCTGCTCAAGATTTCCGATGGCGCCACCCCAGCCGTCTACCGCACCGTCGCCGGCCTGCGTACGACCCAGCTTTCGATCACCGGCGACACCGTGGTGATCACCAGCAAGGAAAGCGGCGGCTGGCGCGAATTGCTCTCTGGCGCCGGGGTTCGCTCAGTCTCGGTCAGTGCGGCCGGGATCTTCCTCGGTTCCGCCGCTGAAGCCCAGGTCCGTGCCAATGCCATGTCCGGCACGATCGATGATTACGAGCTGAGCTTCGAAGGCGGCGAAAAGCTGCGTGGGCGCTTCCTGGTCCAGCGGCTGGACTATGCCGGCGATTTCAACGGCGAGCGCAATTACACGCTGGCGCTCGAAAGCTCCGGCGCAGTGGTGCCGGCGTGAGTGTGACTGCCAATGCGCAAGCGAACCAATGGCGCGGCGAGGCCTTGCTGGAGCTTGACGGGCAAGCCCACGTCCTGCGCCCCAGCTTCGCCGCGCTGGTCGCCGCCGAGGAAGACCTCGGCCCGCTGTTCCCGCTGGTTGAGCGGGCCGCGGCGGGCGAGCTGCGCCTCAATGAATTGGCCGCGCTTTACTGGCACTGCCTGACCAGCCGCGACGGGCTGGAGCGCGAGGCCTTTGCCGAGGCCCTGGTCACCGTTGGCCTGGCCCGCGCCACCAAGCCGCTGCGCGGCCTGCTCGCTCAGGTCCTGCAAGGCCGCGCAGATCCGGCATGACCGACACGTTCGGCCGTTCGGCCCAGCTCTTGGCCGGGCACATGGCACGCCTGCTCGGCTGGCGACCGGACGAGTTCTGGCTCGCCACCCCGGCCGAAGTCGTCGCCGTGCTTGGCCCGCCCGATGCCGCCGCCCGCCCGCTCGACCGGGCCACTTTCGATTCGCTGATGGAGCGCGAAAATGACCGACCCCGTTGACAGCCTGGTGGTGGACGTGCGCGCCAACACCCAAGGCTTTGCCGCCGATATGGCAGCCATGCGCGGCAGCTTCGAAGGCACCCTGCTCGACGGTTTCGGCCGCGCCGGCGACGTGCTGGAACGCGGCCTGCTCGGCGCGATCCGCAAGGGCAGCCTGGGCTTCGAAGATCTGCGCCGCGTTGCGCTGGGCGTGCTCGATCAGATCGCCGCCTCGGCGCTCGATTCGCTGTTCGGCTCGTTCGGCGGTGGGGGCAGCGGGCAGGGCGGACTGCTCAATCTGGGCGGACTGATCGGCTCGCTGTTCGGCCTGCCCGGCCGCGCGACTGGCGGCCCGGTCAGCCCGGGTCGCGGTTATGTCGTGGGTGAGCGCGGGCCCGAACTGTTCGTGCCGACCAGTGCCGGACGGGTCGAGACCGGCATTCCCGCGCGCGGCCGCGACGTCCGCGTCGCCATCACCATTGCCGCCCCGCAAGGGACCTCCGCCCCGCAGGCGCTCCAACGCTCCAGCCGCCAGGTCGCGAGCGCCGTGCGCCGCGCGCTGAGCGAGCTCTGAAAGGACAAGACCCATGGCCTTCTGGCTCAGCGCCAAACGCGAGGGGCAAGACAGCGACTGGATCCAGCGCTTTGATCCGCGCTTCTGGACCGTCGACTTCCCGCGCCCGATGATGGCCGCGCTGACCACCCCGGCGCCCGATGCGCTGCGAGTGGACTGCGCCTTCCTGACCCAGGGCGACCTGGCCGGGCTGATCTGGGACAGCACCGACCGCTGGGACCACCCGCTGCTCGCCTATGCGGCCGACCGGGACTATTCGCGCACCACGCTGTCGTTCCGCTGGCGGTCGAGCGGGCTGATCCCGCTTGACGCGGTCAATGGCCCGACCCTGACGATCGAAGGCAAGGATGCCGCCGGGGCCGATCAGACCTGGTTCGTCCGGCTCTGGGCCTATGCCACCGGCACGCCCGAAGATGCCCAGGTCACCCTGCCCTTCTCTGCGCTCAATGCCGGGTGGGAGGGCGATGGCACGGCGGTCCATCCCGCCGCGATCGATCGCCTGTTCATCTCGCTCACGCCGCCGGGCCACGTCCCGGGCAGCACCACCGCACTCGGCGCGCCGGTCGAGGGCTGGGCCGAGCTATCGCAGATCCGCTGCGATGGCGCTCGCTCGATGCTCGCGATTGGCGATGTGATCGTGCCGCCGCACGGCATTGCCATGGCGAGCGGCTATGACGATGCCTACAACCAGGCCCCGGCGCGGCTGATCCGCACCGCGCGCCAGCTCGGCTATCGCGGCAGTCTGCTGCACTACCTCGGCATGAGCCATTTCATGCGGCTGGCCATGGGCGGTGCCGACCCGCAGGTCGTCACCAGCGGCGATCGGCTCTGCACCCCGGCGCGCGCCTGGCATGCCGAATGGCTGACATTGGCCAAGGCTGCCGGGTTCAGCCCGATCCTCTCGCTGTCCTACGAGCTGTTCGCGCAGTACTGCCCGGCCACCTGGCAGCAGCGCGCCAGCAATGGCGATCCGGCGCGGACCGGTTGGGTGCCGCCCTCGGCATTGCTCTCGCCCGCCAGTGCGCCGGCGATGGCCTGGCTGCAGGGTGTGGGGAGCGCCTTCGCCGGAATGATGAAGGCAGCGGGCCTGCCGGTCCGATTCCAGGTCGGCGAGCCGTGGTGGTGGGTCATGGCCGACGGCCGACCGTGCCTCTACGACGATGCCGCCAAAGCGGCTTTCGGCGGCAATCCGGTGGTGATTGCCGACCTGCGCGCCAGCCTGAGCGCGGCCCAGAAGGCGCTGCTCGATCAGGCAGGAGCTTTGCTCGCCAGCTCGACGCTGGCGCTGCGCGACGCGGTCCGTACTGCCGCCAGCCCAGGCACGGCCGAAGTGCTGCTGCTGCCGTTCCTGCCGACCGTGCTGGATCCCGCCATGCCTGAGGCGCGGCGGGCCAACTTGCCGCTCGGCTGGGCCAGTCCGGCCTTCGACCGGCTGCAGATCGAAGACTACGACTGGTTGACCGCCGGGGCTGATGCTGCCCGCCGCGCCGGCTATGCCCTGGCTCAGGCGCGGCTCGGCTATCCGCCGCAGGAGACCGACTATCTAGCCGGCTTCGTGCTCCTGGCCGAACAAAGCGAGCAATGGCGGCTGATCGATGCCGGGCTCGACGAAGCCGCTGGGCGCGCAGCGCACGAACGGTTTGTCTGGGCCATGCCGCAAGTCTGCCGCGACGGCTTCACCCGCCTGCCCCCTTCCAGCGACGAGGATGCCATGCTGCCCTTCGATGACATTGCCTATCCGCTCGCGCTTGGCCGCGATGCGACGGTGGTTCCCGAGTTTTCGACCAGCGTTGCCACCACCGCCTCGGGCTATGAACGCCGCAACAGCTTGTGGTCCGATGCGCGGCTGCGCTTCGATGTCGGCCCCGGCATTCGCTCCGAGGCCGAGCTGGGTGTTCTGCTGTCCTTCTTCCGCGCCCGACGCGGCGCGGCGCGCGGTTTCCGCTTGCGCGACCCGACCGACTTCAGCTCCAACGCGATGACCGGCACGCCGACCGCGGCCGACCAGCTGCTCGGCACCGGCGACGGGCTCCGCTCCAGCTTTCCGCTGGTCAAGCGCTATGGCAGCGGCGACGCCGAGCAGGTCCGGCGGATCACCCGGCCCGAGGCGGCGAGCGTGGCGGTCAGCATCAACGGTGCGACGGCGACTGGCTGGACCCTGACGGCGGGCGGCGTGATCAGCTTTGCCCAGCCGCCGGCCACCGGCGCAATGGTGCGCGCGGGCTTTCGCTTTGACGTGCCGGCGCGCTTTGCCGAGGACCGGCTGGAAATCGCCGGGGCTGACTTTGCCGCTGGCGAAGCGCCCTCGGTGCCGATCGTCGAACTGCGCGAGGACAGCCAGTGAGCCGGGTCTGGTTCGATAGCCCGCTTGAAACCGTCGCACCGTTCTGGCGGATCCTGCGCCGCGACGGGGTGACGCTGGGCTTCACCGCGCACGACCGCGACCTGTGGTTCGAGGGCGTCAGTCATCGCGCTACGCCCGGCATGGTCCCCTCCGCTATCCGCCGCAGCGCCGATTTGGAAGCCGACAGCGCCGAAGTCGAAGGCGCTCTCAGCCACGATGCGCTGAGCGCCGAAGACCTCGCGCTGGGCCGGTTCGACTCGGCCCGGGTCCTGATCGGGCTGGTCGACTGGGAGAGCCTTGAAAGCCACATCCTCTATCGCGGCAGCGTAGGGAGCATCGTCGAGGAAGCGGGGCGCTTCACCGCCGTGCTGCAATCACGCAAGGCCGAGCTGCAATTCGATCCGGTACCCCGTAGCAGTCCGACCTGCCGCGCCGCCTTCTGCGGACCAGGCTGCACGCTATCACACGCGCGCTTCACCCATGCGGTGCGGATCACTAGTCACAACCTGGCCAACACTGCGGTCATGCTGGATTCGCCGGTGCCGCTTAGCCTGCTCGCGGGCGGCACGCTGCGCTGGCTCGACGGGCCGTACGCCGGCCAGAACGCCGGGATCATTGCCCCAGGCCCGGATGGCCTCGTGCTCGACCGGCCGCTCGACCGCGCCATCCCGGCCGGGACTGCCGCCTTGGCCCGCGAGGGCTGCGACCGAACCCTGGCGACCTGCGGAGTGCGCTTCGGCAATACCATCAATTTTCAGGGCGAACCGTTCCTGCCCGGCAACGATCAGCTGGCGCGCTATGCCAGCCCGGCGCAGTGAGCGGCGCAGACCTAGCCGGCGCCGCGGCAAACCTCACCGGCTGTCCGTGGCGGCTGCATGGCCGCGATCCGGCAACCGGACTTGACTGCGTTGGCCTGCTGGCCGCTGCACTGGACCGGATCGGCCGCTCGATTTCGCTACCAACGGGCTACCCGCTGCGTCTGCGCGCGCTTGATGGGTGGATGCCCGATCCGGCAGCGCTTGGCTTCTTGTCCGTGACCGGCACCTCCCAGCCTGGCGACGTCGTCCTCCTGCAACCAGGTCCGGCGCAAATCCACCTCGCCATCGCGGCCGAAGGTGGCGGCTGGATCCATGCCCATGCCGGCCTGCGCCGCGTCGTCCATCAATCTGAGCTGCCGCCCGGGCCCGTCCTGGGCCAGTGGCGTCTCAACCCAAGCACAAAGGTCTGATTGCATGGCAACGCTTGTCTTCAGCGCTATCGGCACTCTGCTGGGCGGACCGATCGGCGGATCGATCGGGGCCTTTGCCGGGCGGCAGATCGATGCCTTGCTGTTCAAGCCGGCCGCTCGCGAAGGCCCGCGCCTGACCGAGCTGACGCTGTCCGCCTCCAGCTACGGCCTGACCGTTCCGCGCCAGCATGGCCGGGTGCGAACCGGCGGACAAGTGATCTGGGCCACCGACCTGGTTGAAGCGAGGAACCGCCAAGGCAATGGCAAAGGCCGCCCGGCGACGGTTACCTATACCTATTCCGCCTCCTTTGCCGTTGCGGTTTCAAGCCGCCCGATCGAGGGGATCGGCCGGATCTGGGCCGATGGCAAGCTGCTGCGCGGCGCGGCCGGGGACCTCAAGGTTGGCGGGGCCATGCGGGTGCATAGCGGCCATGGCGATCAGCCCGCCGACCCGCTGCTGGCTGCTGCCGAAGGCGGGGATTGCCCGGCCCATCGCGGCCTCGCCTATGTCGTGTTCGAGGATTTGCAGCTGGCCGAATACGGCAACCGCATTCCGGCGCTAAGCTTTGAAGTCTTTGCCGATTCCACGCCGCTGTCGTTACGGGCGATGCTCGATCCGGTGGTGCCGGACTGCGATGCCGAAGTAGCGCTGGATGGTCTTGATGGCTTGACGATCGAAGGCTCGCCCGCCGATTTGCTGACCTTGCTCGATCCGGTCTATCCACTCGATTGCGATGCCTGCGATGCGCAGCTGACTATCCGGCCCGAGCGCAGCCAGGGCGCCCCGCTGGTGCTGCCCGAACCGGCCGTGGCTAGTGCCAGCGATGACTTTGGCGGCAAGGCCGGCTTTGCTCGCAACCGCACGCTCGGCGGCGAGGCACCGCTCAGCGTCCTGCGCCATTACGA